GTTCTCGACCGGATGAAAGAGAAGCAGCGGATTTTAGACCGAATCACCAGAAACGCTGACAAGCTATACGAAGCACAGTTTCGGCTGGCTACTGGCGTGCAGTTGTTGTTTGTGATCAGGACTGACCGCAAGGGCAATCGGTTACCGGCAGAGCAAGTCACCGACCCTGAGACTATTGCGGCATTTCTTGATGGCGATCTGGATGGCGTGGACGACGAGTACTATTTCATCGCCACGCAGAAGCCAGATAACAAGGCAATCAAGGATATGTTAGACCGAGCGTTTGGAAAGCCAGTTGACCATGTTGATCTGGATGTCAACGTTCGCGAGAAGCAACCGCCAAAGATCGTCTCGACCATCAAGCCGCGTAAAACGAAAGGCGAGTAGTTCATGTCGCTAGAATTGAAGCCGAAGCAGCAAAGCGTTGTCGATATTATTAACGACTGTCCCGAAGTCGATACTATTTATTTGATTGGTGCGGTAGGTACTGGCAAGACAGACATTGCGGCGAGCGTCGGCATCGATATTTGCGACACGTTCGAGAAGACGTATTGGACAGTGTTTCGCAAGAATATCAGCACGGCAAAGCGATCAGTAATTCCGTCATACCTGACTATGCTCGACCGCAAGAACTTCAAAGAGGGCGAGGACTACACGTACAACGGCCAAGATTATGAGATTAAGTTCCCAAACGGCTCAAAGATTGGCTTTGTGGAAGCGGACGAGACGAAAGACAGGAACGGTCAGAAGATTAAAGGTATCAACGCCAGTGCTAGTCATATTGACGAGGCTGACGAATTGTCGCTGACGATGTTTACCACAGCTAGATCCCGTAAAGGCCGCCGCAACACCAACGGGCAGCCGAGCATCGCTATTATCACTCTCAACCCGAACGATGTTGAACATATCAAAGAGGTGTATATGCGTTGGAAATACGGCGGAAATGGCAAGTATGAGCCGCTGCCGCCGAATATTCGTGTGGTTGAGTTTGACCTGTCTGACTCATGGCAGATGCAATCAGATATTGATGCTATGATGACCAACCCGACTTGGTGGGTCGAAAGGTACCTGAAAAACAACTGGGAATACCAAGATGAAAGCAAGACGATATTCCGCTCGAGCATCTTTGCCAAGGCTATCGTTAAAAGTTACGAATCAGGCCGCAAGACGACTGGGTATGACGTAGCACGCGATGGCGTCGATCGTAGCGTTGCGGTTGACTGGGAAAATCTGACATTGGTTGACGGCACTATCACTAAAGATTCAAACGAGCAGATAGAGACTGGCAAACAAGCCGAGTGGCTGATTGAGCATTCAGATAATTTCTCTATTGGCTACGAGAATACCGCAGTCGATGGCGTGGGTGTTGGCGTTGGTGTTATCGATGGCGGCAAAGACCGTGGTGCTGAGTTCGCGGTGTTTAAGTCTGGTTTTTCTCCCGACCCATTCCTAACGTTTGATGACGAGCCAAAGAGCCGAGAGGATGCTGAGCGTTCACAGGAGCTGATGGCATTCAATAATCTGCGATCACAGGTGGCGTACATGCTGGCAATGGGGCTAGATAGCGGCAAGGTCAAAATCCTTGATAGTTTTCCATTCCTCAATGAGTTTATCAAGGAGGCACAGATGCACCACCACGAATACAAAGATAAGGTGTTTGTACTGGAATCTAAGGAATCAATCAAGAAGCGGCTCGGCAAATCTCCTGACATATTTGACTCTGTACTGATGGGCTTTTGGCTGCAGTTGCGGCATGAAGTGGTGATGGAGTGGGGCGGGATTATGTAATCCGTATATTTACAGTTAGAGGACTATATGAAATTGAAAGACTTTTTGCGCAAATTAAAGTTTCAAAAGCCAGACAGGGATACTGTCATTGAGGCGTGGATAGGGCTGCTGATGTTTGTCGGCGTGCCATTTTGTATTTGGCTATATTACGGCGGCAAGGTCGCCACGGTGGTATTTGTCGGCGTGCAGCTGATATTTTGGTCGGTTTATTTATATAGGAGCAATAAGTAGATGGGAATTATTAAAACAGCCATGGGGCTAAGGGGCGAGCGACGTGTGAGTGGTGTTGACCCCGCTTTTCAGAGATTATCAATGTTTGATCACTACCGTGCCAGCAGCTATGCGACGGCTTATCCTAATATTCGCACGATTGCCAATAAATACATGACAGTGCGGCCGTTTGCTATCAATGGCAATGGAGAGCAGGTTGATCATTGTGTTATTGACGCGCTATACCATCCGAACAAGTCCGACAGTTCCGTGGCGTTTGCTGAAAAGATAGCTGTCTCGACATTGTCCTTGCGGAAGACCTACATTTTGGTTTGGAGCAACTACGGTGGCGTGGCAAAGCCTGGCGGTGATTTCAGAGGGCAGGGCGGTAGGAATATTGCCGGCTTTACGTTCCTGGAGTTTCCACGAGTTTCTAGGGTTGGCGGCAAAACAACATATACAGTTGGTTCACAGACGTTCACTGAAGATGAGGTGCTGGTACTACCTGGCGGTGTTGATCCAAACGACCTATACGCTGGATATTCGCCGTCTGAAGCATCACGCCGCTGGGCGACGCTCGACGACTATATTGCTGACTTTCAGGCTGGCTTTTTCGAGAACGGGGCAGTGCCAGCTGGGCAGTTTATCATTACTGCACCAACACGGCAGGCGTTTCAAGAGAGCGTGGCAATGTTGCAAGACGCTCATCGCGGAGCAGGGAGCAACAACAACGTCACATACACACACCGCCCAGTCAATATAAAGACTGGCGTTCCGTCGGGCAGTGCGGCCATTGAGTGGGTGCCATTTTCACAACCAAACAAAGATATTGACTTTGAAAACTTATTTAAGCAGGTAGACAGGCGTATTGATACGTCGTTCGGCGTATCGGCAATCATGAAAGGCATTGACGACACAGCTACATACGCTAACGCTCAAGTGTCCAAGCAGGTGTTTGCAGAGAACGTCGTTGATCCATTACTGCTACGCAACTATACGCAGTTGACGCACGAGCTAAACCGAATCACTGGTGGCATGGGCATAGCCATTACCTACGAGTTTGTTATTCCGCAGGTTGTTGACGAGGTTAAGGTACAGGCTGAAGCTGATGATATTCGTATCAACAGTATCCTGAAGTTGGAGGCGGCTGGATACAGCACCGAGAGTATCATTGATGCGTTGAAATTGCCGAACAACTTTAAGCTGTTGCGTAAGGGCGGCTACAATCCACCAGAGATTGAGAACGATAAGCCAGATGTTGATGAGGGCGATGAAGTGGCAGACGCACCTGATCGCCGCAAGGTAGACAATGTGGGGGCTTGGGGAGAAGCGAACGGCACCAGCCCAAAAGCATCAGCCGACAAGCAGCCACAGACACTCGATGACTTTGAGCAGCTGATTTATGATGCAACGACAGAGTTCATGCAGAAACAGGTTGATCGAGCTATCGCTGAGTCTCGCCAGGTGGCCGAAAACAGTACCGAAGAAGACGACGAACAGAACGAGTTTGCCGAGGCACTGCTGCTGATCATCGTGGCGTTGATGATAGTTCAAGGTGCGATTTACTTTGAGGACGGCAAGCAATTATTGATAGACAACGGTGTATCTACTGCTGGATTAACTGGCTTTGTAGTGGCGGCATCGACACAGGAAGCCTACCGAGGCTATCTGCTAAATGTGGCACGCTCATACGCTGATGATACAGCCGCCTCAATCCGTCGTGTGCTTGATCATGCGGCATCTCATGGCTGGGCACAGTCTGAGCTGGAGGAGAAGCTGCAAGGCATTATGAAGACCGACGAATGGCGAGTGCAGAGAATGGCTCGCACTGAGATATCACGAGCTGACGCACTATCGAGCGTTGAGGCGATGAAGCAGGTGCAAAACCAAACGGGAACGCTGATTGAGAAAGCAATGGAGAGCGAGACTGGCAAGCCGTGTGAGTTTTGTGCCACGCTAATCGATAAATGGGTGGCAGTTGATGAGCCAATCCTGAATCTAAACGAGGCAATTATTGGCAGGGACGGTGGCATATTCATAAACAACTTTGCACAGAACGATGGCTACGATGTACACCCAAATGGACATTGCCACCCGAAGTACCGCGTCGTCAAGGCGTATCTCAATGCTGAGCGGCGAATTATCGATGATGAGATGGCTGATCTGGACTTGCGATGCGAGGAGTGCGGCCGCTACCTAAACATCAAGGGCGTCACGCAGATGATCGCACAGGTGCGTTGTAGCAATGCGAAGTGCAAACACGTCAACAATATCAAGATTGTGAACGCCACCTCGACAGACGACCAGGTGCGTTATGAGTTCAATAAATCGTAATCTGTAGTCTTAGAAATAAGACGAGAGCAAGACGCTCAAATTGGACGGGCAAGCAGGAGTCGAAGCATTAACTTTAACAAGGAAATAAAGCATGAAGTTCTGGAAGTGGAGCAATTCCGTTTCATCGAATAATCAAGAGCTTATACTTGACGGGCCTATCGCGAGCGATACCTGGTGGGGCGACGAAGTCACACCCGACCTATTTCGCGAAG